GGGTTTTACCAGTTGCTCGGGTCATGACTCCTCACAACATGTTCCGTTTACCTGGTTAGGGCTAATGGTGGCACGGAACCGACCCCAGCATACCCACCAGGACTTGAACCTGGAACCTCCGGTTTTGGAGACCGTTGCCCTACCAGTTGGGCCATGGGTACATGTGCCGGACCGAAGTCCGGACTTGATTTTACTCGTCGTCTGGGAGAACTTGCCCGTTGTCCCAATCGAGATCATCGTACTGATCTGACATGCATGTCCTTCCGTCATGGGTCTTGTTTCTTGCTGATGGAAGTACCCTAACAGGTGCCCCCGGAGCTGTCAACCCCGGGGTCCCCTATTCGTATTTTCCCTGGTCACAGGGCGAACCAGCGGAATTCCCGGGTCTCGGGCATGCGCCGGTTCTCCACCTTGCCCTCCCCCTGCCAGTGAGCCAGCAGCGGTTGCAGCTGCGTCTCCTTCACGTCCAACTGCGCGGCGAGGTCACGCTTGCGGATGCCCTCAGAGCCAGCCCCCTGGACGAGCCGGAGCACCGCAGCCTTGCGCTCAGCCACCTCGGGCGAAGGCTTGCGGCCGCCGCGTGGCTGCTCAGGCTCGGACTGCGGCTCAGGGACGGTCGCGATGTCCGGGGCCTGGGTGTACTCCTCAGACGCGGAGTTACGGTCGTAAGGAACCGCCTGGGGGGTGGTGGCACCCACGAGTTCAGCGGCAGCCTGCGCAGCCTCACGCAGCGCGTCCAGGTCTGGCATCTGGTCGGCGACCACCGCAGGCTCGCGAGGCGCTTCGGAAGCCTGAGGAGCCGGGGTCTCAGGCTGTCCGCGTTTGCGTCGCGCACGCTGGGCGAACGCGTTCTGTTCCGGTGGTTTCTGGCGGTTCTTCGCTACCCACATGGGCGGATCTCCTTACATGGCGGAAGCGGGGGCCTCGAAAGGCCCCCGCTTGACTGGTTAGAATCCCGGGTTCTGCGCGACCGGGACAGCCGGTGCGCTGGGCACCGAAGGCGTGGACGGCGCTCCCGGGGTGGCCGGTGCGCTGCCGTTCTCCGACGCCAGCTTGGGGAAGGTGGTGATCGGTCGAGTCCCGCCGCCATCCAGCGGACTGAGCGACCACTTCACGCTGATGACGTCGTTACCTTCCTGGTCCTTACCCCAGGTGGGGTTGGTGTCCACCCAGGTGTTGGCGATCGCCGAAGCCCCTTCGATGGCCTTGGCAATCTGAGCCATGGTGGGTTTCTGGCTCAGCAAGGTTTCCTTGCTGATGCCCAGCGCTTTGAGGTTCTGGAGGAACATCGAAGCGGCCTTCTCGGACATCGTGAGGTTGTGATTGCGCGAGGTAGCCAGCTTGCCCGCGTGCGGACCCTGTGTGATCTTGAGCTTGCAGGCGATCATCGGGTTCGAGTTCTTCGAGACTTTCGCAGTGGCCGTCTCGACACGGATGACGTAACGCCCGACCGGAGCCACCTCCCCGTAGCCCTTCTCTTCGGCCTTCTTGACGAGTTCATCCCAAGGCATTTCAGCCATGTTGCTGCCCTTTCCTAAGCTTCGAAGCCGGGGTAAATTCGGCTCATGATGTCGGTGATGTTGGGCTCAGCCACGATGTCGGGGATACGACCCTGTACACGCTCACCCGCTTCGAACTCGTCGGACTGCCCAACGAGTAGCTTCCTGGTCTTCGTTCCTGTGTCCTGTCCATTCGCGTCGAGCACGGGTTCACGGAACAGGTAGCCGACCACATCCATCAGGTAGGGGAGCGCGTTACCGATCTTCCCCTGCATGGACGGACGCCACTTGCCGTTTTTGAACTCGCACTCGGCGGTGAATACGACGTTGCGGATGGGGCCGGGCGCATTGGCCAGGTCCCGGAATCCTCGGATCACGTTTTCCATGAGAATGAGGAGCTTACCCCAGTCCTGGATTTGCATCGCTTCGGTGCCCGTGAGGTTTTCACGGCACCGGCGCTGAATCTCCGTGATTGAGTCCATCACGAACGATTCGAACGGGTGCTCTCCGGTCCGGAGCCACTGGTAAGCGCGGGACACGGTGTCCCACTGCTGCACGGTGACCACCGCGAAGTCCCACGTGCCGTCGTCCTCGGGAGGCGGCTGCGTCGGGTCCCAATCGATGCGCCGGAAGGGTTCGCCTTCGGGGTGCGCTTCGGTCTTGCGGTTCGGGTTCGGCATCCCCGCGATGAATTTCCAGCCGCCTTCGGCGTCGAGAATGACTTTCAGTCCCGGGGTGGTGGCCGCAAGGGTCGTCTTGCCGACCTTCGACTCACCGTGAATGAGCATTGACAGTGTGCGGTAATCGCTGGTCATTACGTCCTTTCTCGTTCGATCGTTGGGTTTCGATTATATCAGGTCGCCGGTTCCCCCTCCGTGGCGTACCTGGCTAGGGGGTCCCGCTCGTGGAACTGCGCGGCTACCATGTCCTCAGCTCGTGACCCGTCGTCGAACAGCGGGCACAGCTGGAAGAACTGGCAGTCCCAAGAGCAGTCCCGAGTCGGGGTCGGGTAAGCCGCCATGGCAGCCTCCTCGGGCGGTAGCTGCGCTACCGCATCCTCCAGACGGAACATTTCCCGAATGACAGCGATCATCCGAGCCTGGTAGGCCGCGATCTCGTGCTCATTGTGTGGCACTTCGTACCGAGCGAAGAACGGCGGTTTCGCCGTCTTGGTGCGCTTGACCTTCTTGAGGACGTTGTACAGCGCCCCGTCACACCACGCGCCGTCTGTCGTCATGGACTCAAGCCAGTGATAGTGAAGCATCTGGGGGTCCATGTGCAAGGTCGGCAGTGCATCGTTCAGGTTGCGGCTCGTCTTGTGGTCGAGAAACAGCCGTGCACCATCCGACCGTCTGCGCAGGCGCATATCCATCTTGCCGACGACTTCGAACTCCCAGTACTCCTCAATCAGATCCGGGGCGAATTCGGAGGCGTGAACCGTGACGATTTCCTCAGTGGAAAGGATGTCCAGGTCGGCGTCCTCGCCTTCCTCAGACACCCACTGAAGGTATCCTTCCAGCATGATGCGTTCGAGGTCGCAGTCTTTGCTGAACTCGGCCGCGACTGCGGAATCGGCTTCGTAGCCGTCTTCAGCCATGGCCGAGACATAGGTCTGCCAGTCGGCATCCTGCGCGACCTTGAGGGCGTGGTGCGGGTCCTGGCCTGGCGTGTAGACCGCCTCCAGGGCGGCGTGCACGCGGGAACCGGAACGAAGCGGCCCGGTAGGGTCGTATCCGTTCGGCGCGAGACGCCGGAATTCCGACAGCCACCACTTACGCCTGCAACGCAGGAAGGTTTTCATCTCCGATTGGGAGACGCGACGTAGCCCAGTCACGTCCTTACCTCTTTTTCCTGTTGTCAGCGTCCTTCTTGGTGTCCTTCGATTCGTCGTCACCCGTGCTCCGGGTGGGGTTGCGAATCAGAGAACGGCGCCTGCGCTCCTCGTAGTACCCGAACAGCGTACCGTCGTCTTCAATCGGACCCGTGTTTTTCTTCCCCATGGGGCTTTCCTTTCACTTCCGCCTCGATACGAGGCATCCATTTCTTGACCCAAGCGACACGGTTCGCGAGCCGCTTGCGCGCTTTCTCTTTTTCGATGTACTCAGGTGACAACCCTGGGTAATCGTATCGGTGTCCTGGAGACACTAACCCCCCATAAGTCCAGTGGCTTCGATTCTGGCTGCCTCAGCGTCCAGCTCGTCGACCGGCTCCCCAAGGCTGCGCAGCTTCTCACGGTCGCGCACGATCTCTTCGAGCCGTTCCGCCTTGGCGTACAGCCGCTCAATCTGCGTCTCCTCGATCGTCCCTGCGGTCACCAGGTCAATGATGGTCACCGACTGATGCTCTTCGGAGCCGATCCGGTGCACCCGGTCCTCAGCCTGTTTCTGTTCCACGAGCGACCAGTTCCGCTGCAACCGCACCAACGTATCAGCCCGGGTGAGATTGAGGCCGACACCCCCCGCCTTGTAAGTGAACAGGATGTAGTTGAGTCGGCCGGATTGGAACGCCTGCACAGCAGCGTCCCTCTCGTCAGCCGTCACCGCTCCCGAGATCTCGGCGAACGGGATACCAGCTGCGGTGAGCCGCTGTCCGGCGAGCATGAGGAGCTGCCGATGCTCGGCAGCGATCGCCAACGGCTTGTCTGGGTGGTCCTCAATGATCCTCATCAGCTCATCGATCTTCGGCGATTTCGGGTAGTCGATGAGGTTCACTCGCCACGTGATGGGGTCATCGGGGGTCTCGCCCTTGTCGACCTTGCACATGGCACTGGAGAACTGGAGCAGACGCGTAGCGGCCACCAGGTTGCCGTCCGCAACCATGACCGTTCCGTCGTCCAACACCGTCACCAGCTGTTCGGCGATCTCCTTGTACGCCTTCGCCTGTTTGGGTGTCATCTCGACGTCGCGACGCTGGTAGACCTTAGACGGCAGCTGCGGCAGCACCTGCGCTTTGATCATGCGCCGAAACATCGGGTCGAAGATCTGGAAGAACTCCGCTTTCCGCTCCGGGTTGAGGCCCATCACTTCCATGCCCCCGAACGCGTTGAAGCGCTTGAGAGCGTACCGGTCCAGGAACGCCGTCTTGGCAGGGAACGTCTCAGGGTCAAGCATGTGCGCGATGGACCACAGGTCACCCGGGTGGTTGGCGAGCG